ATTCGTTATCAATAAACTCATATATACATACAGGCTCTTGTCCTGCTCGTAAATCTTCGTCTTCGTCAAACCAATCTTGAATATATTGGTCATAACATTTGATTATTTGAATAAGCTCTTGTTTTGAATATTTGTTTAACATAAAATCATCTCCTTTCTTGAAAAATTCACACCGCCTATATAAGGGGAGTGTGAAAAGTGAACAAGCGTGGGGTGGAGAATGACACACGCATACACTCACACCACACTTAACATATACACATATAGAACATTTGTTTACGAGCACAGGCTCTAAGGCTTGTAATTACTGTTATATTTAGGTGTGCACCATTCTAAATTGTCAGCACAATTATTGAATTTGTTACCATCTTTATGATTTACATAGGGTAACTTATCTGGATTAGGTATGAATGCCTCAGCAACTAATCTGTTCACACGAAAGTTTTTTCCAGAATTATTTTTCCATAGTGCAATTTTATAATAACGATTATGGTACATATTATCAGCGGTTAATGTTGGTTTTAATATTTGTCCTTTTGAATTTTTTATACGCCCTAGATTACTGACCCAGTATCTTCCTTCGTAATTTTTTATTTCTTTCCAAATTTCCATCTTATATTCCTCCTTACTGAACATTTGTTTATGGGCAACGCCCCAGAAACCTTGATATAAAAAGAAAAGAGAGGATTACTCCTCTCCTGTTTTATCTTTTCTTACAAAGGCTCTGTAATTTGCGTGGCCTTTATAACCTAATGTTACACCTCTATTTGAAACTGCTAACCATTCTGCTGCACGAAGCGGTTCAATATATAACTGTCTTGCATCTTTAAGACTGCAACCAACTAGGTTTGCTACTGCTGTTGAAGAAACATTACCACGCTCAACTACCTTTTGTACTATTCTAAACTCTTTATCACTAAGACCTGTTGCACCGTCAATTCTAAATCTGGAGTCTAGAAGACTGTTCACTTTTTCCTCATCTAGATCTTTATATCCTTCAGTGATCATACCAGATTTCATAGACTTGGCTAAACTTAATGCTGTACGAGGTACACCTTTAGCTGCACGAATTATACTTGGTACAGCTTCTGCTGCTAAATCTGGGTTCGCTAACTGAACAATTTTCTCTAACTCCTCTTGTGAGTAATTCTGCAACTCTACAAATTTACAACGGTTAATAAATGCTTCGGGTAAAGGGCTGAGTATATTCGTAGCGAATACAAATCTTACTTTTGGAATTGGTAAGTCCATACATAAATCTGTATCGTAGAATGTTCCCTTATCAATTATCTTGTATAAACCTTCAAGCACTTTGCCTGGTAAACTGTGTATTTCATCAAAGAATAATATCTCTCCGTCGTCTGCTTCTTTAATTGGTTTTAATATTGTATTAAGTCTATCGCCTCTCATTTGAGTAGTATCAATTGTCCTTGCTCCTAAAGCTTCTGCAAACATTGTCTTACCAAACCCTGATGACCCATAGATTAGAAGCGGCTGCTGTTCACAAGCATACCAATCCAGTATCGCATTCTTGGCTGAGTTTTGTCCTACTATTTTCTCAAACATATCTTACACCTCCTTTCAGTTTTGAATATTATATCATACTTTTCATTAAAAGTCAAATGCTTATCCATAACTATCACTCCTTTCCTGATCCGGTTGTTCACTTACAGCATTGAGTCTGGATTAGCTACAGCTTCGTAGTCGTGGTACTCTTCGTCATTGACATCAACCACTGGCTCGAAGGCTTCGATTTCATACGGCATATCCTCTGGGTAGCTACGTCTGTGTTCAACATCACCTGTCTCTTCCCCGATCCTGATAAAACTGTATGGTATCTCCTGCTCGTCCATTAGGCTCATTACTTCGTTTACATTTTGAATTTGTTTATAGCTGTCATACCATTTAATGTCTTCCCAACATATTTTATAATTTCCACTTGATGTCTTATATACTTCTGCGTATGCTAATACTTTATCTTCTTTTTCTTTTGTACGGTCGTTCATTTGCTTCATCATTGTGTATCCTTCGGATGTGGTTTTTAAATATACTACACTTCTATATCCCATAACTAATCATCTCCTTCTATATTATCTAACTCGTCATATATGAAACTATCTATAGTATCCCATAACTCTTCGTTATCCATTAAGTTGTTCACTATTTCACATCTTTGATCTTGATCCAATTTCTTATCACTAGCTTCTGCTAGTTGCTCTACATAATTTAATAAAAAGTTTTCCATTATTATTCCACTTCCTTTCTAATAATTATTCCATAGATTTCTTGCCCATTGTCCTGGGTTAGGTTTCAGTTCACTTTTCAATGTCCACTCATCTGTCGTGTGATCATATATCTGCCAACCACAGTTGCTACCGTAATCTTCGTCTGCATATTTAATATCTAAGTCATATCCATTTTCTTTACAAAACTCTGCTAACTCTTTAACTACCGGGGAAGCGAAGCTCCAAGCTGTACTGAACACAAATGCTATTTGAGTCTTACCTATTTTAGTATAACCATCATACGCTCCCCATTTAGTATTCCAGTATTTACAATTCCATTCATACCAGTTAAACCAAGGTCTGTCTTTATCCTCCTGCACGTGGCTTTTACTGTTCACTATACAGTCCCTTGGGCAATCTTTCTCGAGTCTGGGTTGAGGTATTACTAAATCAAAGTCCATTATCTTATTCCCGTCCTCAAGAGTCAGGGTGAATTTGTTCACAATGTATGGCATTCTTTCTGCTGGTATGTTTTTAATTCTCCATACATTTCTTACGTGATTAGGCATTTTCCAACACCTCTTTTCTTTTGATTGTTATAGTATCGTGTAATCTTGTAAAGTCTCCGTCTTCATAGATTTGAAATTCTGCTGACTCTGCTTCCTCATCAATCTGTTCACTTTCTGCTGGAGAGTCGATCCATTCTTTCATATCTTGTTTGGCTACTTTCACTAGGTTATGGTATGACTTCAATGCCTCTTTAAATGTAGAGTACACTTCGGTATGTCCTGTGAATTCGTAGTCCCAACTACCTTCTTCTTGGATTACGTATACAGCGTTGTTCACCTGGATATTATGGATAACACTGGTCAACACTGTCTTCAAGTGAGTGCTTTCAACTTCTCTTTCGACATATCTTAATCTGTCTAAATCTGTTTTACTTACTCTCATAATAATTCTCCTTTCCAATTATATTTCTGGTATTACTCTTATACCTATACAATTCCAATCACTTGTTGTATGATTGTTTCTATTCTTTGTGAAATGGTATATCATATTGTAATGGTCACTTGGTGTGTTGCTTGTCCAATCAGATTTTGAATAAGCGTTCACTTCTAATACAGTAGCTATGAATGATTTGATCAATACACTTCTTTGTTGTGTTGGTTTTGGTAATCTGTCAATATTATCAAAGTGTATTACTATATAATTGTCGTCATCTTGTGCTACTATATAACCTCTTAACATATCGTTCCATACGTCTTGACTAAAACTAAATATCATTTTTAATTCATCTTCTCTTTTGCTATTCTCACATACTAGCTCTGCTAGTCCTCTCCATCCTCTGTTCTTATTTAATCTAATTCTTGTAATTTCCATAATTATTACCTACCTTTCTACTTTTATTTTAATTATATGACGCTAGTCCTAATAGGACGTCCATTGCGTCTATTTCCTTATTTGATTTCTTTGGTGCTTTCTCTTTTCTTTGGTCTCTTATTGGCTTTCTCATTTTCATTGCTAGTTTCTGCAAGTCCTTACCAATAGTTTCATTTACTTCGTAGTCCCAATCGTCACGGAAGTTTATGTCTTTGATTCCTGCTTCTTCCAACTTGTTCATAATCTCAATAGACACTCTTCCTATGATGACTTCACCTTTTGTTTCAACATTTCTTACTGTAACATTTTGATTGTTACCTTTTTCTTTCAATACTTTATACATACTTATCACTCCTTTCTTATATATCAAGTATTTGAATATTAGGATTTATTTTCTTGGCTGTTTCCAACCAACTTTTATTTTGTCCTACTAAAACTGTATGTTTTAATTGTTTAAGTTTGTCTTTACTCCAACTGATTTGTCCTCCACCGTCAGTTACACCTATTGGACAGTATCCTTGTTGTTCATATTCCCAACATAACTCGATCGTTCTGTCACCGTCATCACTGTATCCACTGTCTGCGTGTACTGGCATTATGTCTTTGAATTGTGCTTTGTAATAGTCATAGTTTCTTCCTGCTGGGTCTGCCTTAATCTTTGCCCCCCAACCACTAAACCAACTTGTAGGTGTCTGCATTGCTTGTGGTATAGACTTTGTTATAATATCTTTGAATGTTTCTAACTCTCTACCCATACTACCTGATGCGTCAAAACATAGTGCAAGTCTTGTTCTTCCTGGTGTACTTCCTTTAAGCATTATTCCTCCTCCACAATATGTTGTGCTTGGCATTGCATAACTTCTCTTTCTTTGAGATGTTACAAGTCCGTTCAATGTTTCAGTTAGTTTACCTAACTTGAATTTCTTACGTTTCAATTCATTGATTTCTCTTTCGTATTTATCACCTGTGTCAGTATCAATAAACTCTTCTTCGTCTATGTCTTTAAGTTTGCTCCAATCTGTCTTGTCGTGCTCGTCTGGTAATGGTGGTTCTCCTGCTTCTTTTTCTTCTGGCGCTCCATCTTCTGGTGAGTCTTCTTCATCTTTGTGTTCACTCTTACCACCTTCGGCGTGTCCTTTACGTCCTGATTTACTTTCGTCTTCTGTCTTATCATCTTTGCTTTCTTCTTCTGGTGCGTCTTCTTTCTTGTCGCCTTTACCTTCTGTTTCTTCTTCACTCTTTTCGTCTCCTATTCCTTCGCCTTCACCTTCGCCTGCTCCGTCTTTGTCTTCACCTCTCTTGTGCTTTGCATATTCTTCAAGCATTTCTTCTAGTGTAAATGTTTTAAATGTATATGAAAGAGAGTTTCTGTTTCTTATTTGGGCTAGGTTGTTCACTGCTGTTTCAACTAACTCTGGAAACATTTTGATCATTGAGTCGTGTACTAAGATGTCCATTATTATATTAACTTCATTTTTTGTTACGTGGAATTCGTCCATTGTCTTTTCTTCGTCAAGTTCTTTTAAGTATTTGAAAAATCTGTTGTGGTGTCTTAATTCTAGGTGCATTCTTTCGTGCCATAACAACCACTTCAACATCCTTTGGTCGTATGCTGGTAATATACTGTTCAAGTTATCATCTGTATTTATGAATATTCTATTACCGTCTGTATATGCTACTGCATTACCTATGTCGTGTACCATTGCCCTTTCTAACATAAGGGCTGTTTCAACGTCCCTATCTACTAGGTCTGTTTTGTTTAAGAATGGGTTTGCCATTATTATTCACCTCCTTTGAATATTCCTGCGATTTCTTCGTCGCTTAGGAATTCAGTAAATTTAGATTTAAGTTCGTCTTCTGTTGTTATTGTTTCTGCTCCAAACATTACTTCTCCGTCCTCCATAAATTGTTCATATACCTTACGTGCATTCTTTAATAATTCTGCTGGGTCAAGGTTCTTTATTCCTTTTTGAAGGTCATATATTTTTGCTGTTAATGCTGTTCCTAACTTCGCTTCTAAAAACATTCCGTCGTGGTCGTATTGTAATATATCAAGTGCTAGGTCTACGTCTCTTGGTGCAATATTATTATCTAACATTACTTTAATATATTTACCAACTTGTGGTATGTTTTTATATTTCTTTTTCAAATAATCTGTTGCGTCTTTCTTATTAGGTTTTAATTTGAAACAGAAAAATCTGTTAAGTAATGGTGTTGGTAAATCTGTCAAGTAAACTGTTCCGTCTGTACCGTCAGATAAATTACCACAAGCAACGATTTGACATTTTGAAAGTCTATGTCCGCACCATCTTCTCATATCTGGGTTAGGGTGTGTGATACCATATAATGTATTTAAACTTTCTGGACTACCTTGGTTGATTTCGTCAAAGAATAATACATACCCTTCACCTTCACACTCTAAAAAGTCTTTTAATTCTACGTCTAGCATTCTTCTATAATGTCCTGTTGTTCCGTCCTTAGTCATTACGGCTGCTGGAATACCTGCTATACTTTCTGGTAATTGTCCTGCCATATCTACGTATGCTATTTTAAGTTTGTTCTCTTTTGCGTACTCTTCAACTGTGGCTGTTTTACCATAACCACTTGGACCAAATACTAGCATATTCCTTCTAGTTTTCAATCCATCTCTAAATTGACTGTTTGTGATTTCTACAAAATCCATAATTTTCTCCTTTCTTACAATTATGGTTGAGATTAAACCCGATCGGGTTGTCCATAATTGTTCACTTTCTATTGTACTATATTTTTAATTAAAAGTCAATAGTTTATCATTTGTTTTTCTTATGACTTACTTATTGTTTAGGTAGACTTCCATAAGTTTTTACTACCTGCAAGGGGTATAGATATATACCGCCTTTATGTCCTGACACAATTATTAATATATTGCTTTTTCAATTTCTTGCAACATATTTTCTTCTATTCCTAAGTGTACCTTACGCCATTTGTCTTTATCTGTGTTATAGTCAATTACTCCATAGGTCTTCATTATATACCCTCCTACTATGTCTTGAATGTCGTGCCATGTTATTAAGTCCGCTTTGTAGTCGTTTATACATTGTTTAATAATATCGTCCATATTTTACACCCCCCTTATATTATTTATGGGGTGGGGTTATAGTACCCCTACCCCCTTATAGTGTGTGTATTGTAGCAGTTGTTAATTTAGTATATGTTGCTTATTTACTATGTTGTTATTACATTATGTTTTTAACATTTGCTGCTACTTTTGCAATGTTTTTGTGTTCACTTTGCTCTAAGTCTTTAATCATTTTGTCGAATTCTTTTATTGCTTTTTCACTTGGTACAAATTCAACTGAATAATTTTCTTTTGTTTCAGTAATTTTCTTTATGCCATTTTCTTCTATGAATTTGTCAATTTTTGCTTGGTCTTCTTCGCTATACTTTGAAGTTGTATAATCTTTTAATCTAATTGTGCCATAATCTGCAAATTTGTATGTTGCTGTACCATTACGAATTTCACTTTTTGCAGTTTCATTATTTAGTTTCTTTTCGTATTTCTTCCAAAGTGTAGCGAATACCATTTGTCTAAGGTCTATTATCATATTACTCACCTCCTTCTATTGCATAAGTTTCTTTATATACTTGTCTTGTTTCTTTTTGTAATTTATCGCTATCAATTACGCCCATTTTAACAGGTACATTTATAAACTTATGTATGTATTTTGTTTCTTTGTCTATAATTTCAATTGTTTGTGTGTTTGAATAATTATAATTGTATTTAATTTTGTATGTTTTGCTTTTGTTAATAGTGATTAGCCATAAGAATTGTAAAAGTTCAGTTTGTGCAACTGTTGTGTTTGTGTGCCTTACAATGTTGTTTGTGTTTGGTTCGATAACTTGGTACTCCATAATAAAACCCTCCTATAATATACATAATAGTTTGAATTTTATTACATACTACTATGTAATAACTATTATGTTTTAAATATATCTATTTCATAGATATATTTATTTTTTCTATTATATATATTATAACATTTATAAACATTTTTAACAATTATTTTTTTACTAACTTTTTACAACTGTTCTTGATCTTGTGTGCCTGCAAATGCACTGTTTTCAAGGGCTTAGTTTATCTTTTAAGAGCCATTTTTACGGTGGCGACTCACAAAACATATATGAGAAAAAATTAGACAACAACAATCTTGTCTATTTTAGCATAGTTCACAAAAAATTGCAATATAAAAAGACAAGAAACCCCTTGTACGACAAGAAAGTTGTACTCCACTTGCGTAAAATTTTAAAAAATATTATAATAGTGAACAAAGGAGGAGATAATTTTATGATTCGAATCACAAAAAACATAAAAGATGAGTATAATAATGGCAAATTACAAGATTTATTTAACGAAGTAGACGCCGTTTTATCAAAAAGAGCCGATATTCAAGACCGTTATCTTCGTGGTATCACTTCAACCTCCAGTGCCACGGGTGAATCTGTTCAAGTTTTTTTCGAGAAATTCATAACTGACTTAGCAAGTGGTTATCTCAGTGGAGATATTACGTATAATGCCGAGATAGTTGATAGCTCAGAAGAGCCTGCATATAGAATTCTACACCCATCACACGCTGAACCATTGGATCCAGACACAGCAGCCCAACTAAAATTCATAATTACGACACTTTCAAGTAAAAATGACGACGCTCGTGTCCTAAAACAGCTATTTCACGACGCAGTCCTTTTCGGTGCGTGTTATGAAAGACAATTAGACCTTGAAAATATCACTGCCGTAGCTACTGATGACCCTACAGCACCTCAATCCAGCGATCCAAATTACACATATTACCCACTAAGTGCACTAAATACAGTAGCAATCTTTTCTACTGACATATCAGACGCACATCAACAAAATCCAATAGGGTTAATCACTGTGTATACCCTAGACGCACGTAATTCTGAGGACAATCAAGAGCATACCTTATATTATTGTATTGAATGTAACCCATATACTAATAATTACTCTACTTCTATCTATGATAAGACTACGAACGAGGATACAACGTCAAAAGACCACACTATTATCACATTAAAAGAGGAAAAACCAAGCACGCATAACATTTCCACAATAGCAGTCTATGAACCAGACCCACAAGTCAGCATCATAGACCCAATAATTCCACTTATTAGCGCGTATGAGCAGATAATGGGTAACCTAAATAATATGTATAACTATAACGACACAGACGCTAAATTGAAGATAGCAGGGTACAGACCAGAAAACCCACTAACAATACCTAATCCAGCGTTTGACCCAGAGAAACCAATCTCCGCTTCAAATCCAGAAACAATATTAAACCCAGCTAGAGAGATTGAAGACAATTATTTAGTGAACTCTAAAACATTTTTTGTTCAAGAGGGTGGTGACGTCAGCTGGCTATTGAAAGATATTAACGCAACAGACGCTACGACATACTTAAAATATTATGTTGATTCCATCTTCCAGATCTCAGGTATACCTAATACTTCTGACGCAGCATTTAACTCTGGAGATATGAACGCAAGCGCAATAGATAGAAAATTTTATACTATGGCACTAATGCTAGATGACGTAAAACAGGGTGTAACTACTCTAATTAAACACAGATGGGCTAACTTCTTTGCTAGAATTAACTTATTAAGTAATACATTTTATAATATAGATGATATTACTATAAGCATCGGAACTAACTTACCAAGTATGACAGACGAAAACATAAATCAACAATTAGCCCTAAACGGTATAATTTCTAACAAGACCCTTTTAAGCAATCTTGGATATGATTACGCAACCGAGAAGAAGAACAAAGAAGAAGAAAACGAGACATTATGGGAGACAGTTGCTCCAGATACAGCTTACGTATCA